ATCTTCGATATACGAAAAGATGGCATAAATATTGCAGCTAAAGCTGCACGATGAGGTTGGGATGGTGGCGGTTTTCGTTGTCGATTTTATAGGGGATGTGGTTTTTTCGTTGTCGATTTTATAGGGATGGTGTAGCTTCGCTAAAGGGGATGGTTGAGTTTTGGTGTTATACACCAGAGTCATCGGTTCATTATTTGAACCGAAAACTGCTTAAAAAACAGGCAATTTTGGCTCGGAATACCGATAGCGAATCAGTAGATCAGTTCTTATAAGACATTGATTTCATTGAATATTCTATGAGTCTAGTGTAATTCAACTAACAACAAATATACACCAGAGCAACGATGCAGGGCTGAGCAGGCGGGCGCAGGGCTGCGCAGGGCTGGGCAGGCGGGCGTGGGCCAGTGGGGGGTATAGCGCTATTTATATACCACGAAGCACACAGATCAGGTTTTTTCAGCCTGTACTAATTTCGTATTATACGTAGTCATATACGTAGTTATGCTCTGACAGCATATTTAACATTTTCTCAAAAAAAGCTTGACATAGCCTACTCAGTATGATATAACTATATCCGTGATAACCAGCAAAGGTTTATGGTACTTGCCGCCAGTCACGAAGCAATGAGGTTGTATCGCCTGCTGCAAAGAAAAGACTCGGAGGGTAACAGAGAAAGGCCAATCTCTGTTATCTGCTCTGGATACGGGGTTGTTTTTACGCCTAAGCAATGCCCGACTAGCCTTACTGTGGGGACTAGTTAAAGACAGACGCCAATGGGGGTGGAACTAACGTCTGTTATAGATGAACACAGTCCTTATGGGACATCTAGGTACTATGGGACATTCTCTAATATCACATTGTGATATGAACATAGAGACTGTTATGACTGAGGTTCTTTAGGGATCATTATCAATAATCATCTAATGGTTATCTAATGATCATCTCTAAAGATCAACATCATCACTACATAGTATTGGGAAAGGATGGTATTAATCTCTAAAGAGATGTTGATATACCACCTTTAGTAGATCTATGTCTTGACAATATATAAATAATCTGTTATAATGGGTACATGTTAGCTAGAACACGATCACAACTGATAGCTGAGAATAGACTTCACAGTCCTCCTTACAGCTATTATGATAAATGGATGAATGATTTATTCAGAGGCAAAGATGTCAAGATTATTCATTCTGATGTTTATTATGTTAGGGCTGCTCTAGAGAATAGAACAGGTCTTATCTACTCTCTTCCTGTTGTTGAGAAGATGATGAGAGAGGCAGGTTGGGATAGATGAAAAGTATTTATATGAAGGATTGATGATGGCTACTAAGAATTCTACAAAGTGGTATAGTGCTAAAAATGGTAAGGTTGTTGACGGTGTTGATGTTCCAATTAATGCAGCAAGTGCTGAGAAATATCTTCGTAAAAAAGTAGAGGCTAATAGTAGAACGGCTAATAGTAATCCTTCTCTTAAAGGCATCGCTGATTTTGCCAACTCTGAACTTAACACTCAACGTAAACAACTTAAAGATGCAAGACAAACTGCAAGAAGTCAGGTTAGGCTGAAAGATGTTAATACATCTACTAAAAAGAAAACCAAATAATAGATGAAGATTGTCTTGTTTATCTTTATTGTGTTAGGTGGTAATAACATGAAGGTTATTCAACATAAGGAAGTTGATAGTGTTGAAGCTTGTGTTAATGCTGCTTTACAGGTTAATCAAGATCAATCAACTCCCTATAACGCTGCTTGTTCATTTCAGGTAAGGAAAAGCAATGACAGTTAAGAGAGGGAAGGAAGAGTTTGTTGGCTATAACAAGCCCAAACGCACTCCTAATCATCCAACCAAGAGTCATGCTGTGTTGGCTAAACAGGGTGATGAAGTTAAGTTGATTCGTTTTGGACAACAGGGTGTTAGTGGTTCTCCTAAGAAGGAAGGTGAGAGTGAAGCTTATCGAAAGCGTAGAGAGAGCTTCAAAGCTCGCCATGCTGCCAACATCAAGAAGGGTAAGATGAGTGCTGCTTATTGGGCTGATCGGGAGAAGTGGTAATGCCATACATGACAAATGGAAAGAGGGACTATCGCAAGCAGTATGACAACTACGATGGTCAACCTGCTGCAAAGAAGGCTAGAGCAAAGCGTAATGCTGCTCGTAGCATGATGGAGCAAGACGGTAGAGTGTCTAAGGGTGATGGTAAAGAGGTAGATCATAAAAGGCCATTGTCTAAGGGTGGTTCTAACAGTAAAGATAATTTATCTGTTAAGAGCAAGTCTGCCAATAGAAGCTTTGCCAGAACATCAACAGGAAAGATGAAATGAAAAAAGGATTGATGAGCATTAGCATTGAATCAGAAGAAGAACCTCAATTGACAGAGAAGCTTAATAACTCTATCGTTGAGGTCTTGAAGATGCATTGGAATCTTGGCCCTGAAAAGGCTTCTGAAGATCCTAAAGCTAATGCGCCATATTGGAAGAATATGGCTAAAGTTTGGAATATTTCTGTTGAAGAAGCTAGACGACAGCTTTGTGCTAACTGTGAATATTTTGAAAACACTCCATCTGCTATGGCAATGATGGATGTTGTTCCGTTTAATGAGTTTGACGCTGACGGTGGTGGTAGAGGTTATTGCCACAAGTTTGAATTCATTTGTCATAACCTGCGTACATGTCAAGCGTGGGAACTTAAAGAGTATGAAAAGGAAGATTGAGATGGCGGCTCCTATGAATGAAAAAGAAATGGCTATGGAAGTTACACGCTTGCGTAAAGAAGCAAACCGTAAAGACATTCCTCAAGAAGCTAAAAACCAGTTGTTGGATAAGGCTAATAGCCTTGAGTACAAGATGTATGAAATGCAAAAGAAGGTGAATATGGCTAAAGGTGGTGTTGCCGCTAAGAAGGCTGCTGCTAAGAAAGCTAGTTCGCGTCAGTCTCCTGTTGTTGCCGTCATGATTGGCATGACAGACAAAAAGAAGCAAACTAAGATGGCTTGCGGCGGTGGTGTTAAGAAGGGTAAATGATGGCTACAAAGCTTTCTAAAAAGCAACAAGCCAAAGTTGGCACTGTTATGGCAGAGTTTAAGGACAAAAGCCTTCACAGTGGCAAAGGCGGTAAGGTTGTTAAGAATCCTAAGCAGGCCATTGCCATTGCTCTTTCTGAAGCTCGTAAAGCGAAAAAGAAATGATTGTCAACTTAACTGACGTTGTTGGTAAAAGTAAATCCCGTAGTATTGGTACAAACCTTACTGCGGGTGTTGCTAACACTGTATATACATGTCCTGCAAACTATACAGCTAAAATGTTGTTGTTGTTTGTTGCAAATACAACAAGTGGTAACAAGACTGTTAATATTAGTTGGCATGATGATAGTGCTGGTGAATCATATGCTATTGTTAGTGGTTATGTAATTTCATCTTATAGTTTTTTGAAAATGGATGGTAGTTATCTAACGTTAAATTCTGGAGATTACTTAATGGTGACACCTGAATCCGGCAGCACAATGGACTGCACAGTCACTGTTGAAGAATATTTTGATCCAGCACATAATAGACAATAAGGAATATAATGAGAGAATTAACAGAACAACAACAATTATTTTTGGACGTGTTATTTGCAGAAGCTGGCGGAGATTTGGTTAAGGCTAAGAAGCTTGCTGGATATAGTGATAACACCCCAACTCGAAAGATCACCAATGCTCTGAAAGAAGAGATTGTTGCAGCAACTCAGATGTACTTGGCAACGCATGCTCCTAAAGCCGCAATGTCTGTTATTGATGCAATGTATGATCCAACTGAGTTGGGTATTAAAGACAAGCTGAGTGCTGCTAGAGATTTGCTCGATAGAGTTGGTTTGGCTAAGACTGAGAAAATTCAAGTTGAAGCTACGAATGGTGTGATGATTTTGCCAGCAAAGAAGAATGCCGAAGAATGAAAGAGATCTCGGTGCTTGGATACTTCCACAACCTCCTGAAAAGAATCAGTGGGTATCTATTCCTAAGCATCCGGGCACTAATAGAAAGATTCCATTTGGCTACAAAGAAAGCGAAGAAGATCCTGATTGGCTTGATCCAATTCCTTTCGAGCTTGAGGCTTTGGAAAAGGCTAGAGAGTATCTTAAACAGTACAGTTATGAGAAAGTTGCCAATTGGCTTTCAAAAACCACTGGACGTTCAATAACAAAAGATGGTCTGAATAAAAGATTTAAGTATGAAATCAACCGTCGAAGAAAGGCTACATATTATCGAAACCTTGCCAGAAGGCTCTACAAAGCCCTCTCGCAAGCGAAAGTCTATGAAGAAAGAACAGGGAAGCGTTCAGGCGTCACCATCTTCGACACAGACCGATACGTCCAACTCGACAAGCAAGCTAGAGATTTCTTCGACGCCAACCCTTGAGCATGAAAATATCATCTTTAAGCCGAATGATGGCCCTCAGACAGAGTTTTTAGCAGCACCAGAAAGAGAAGTGTTGTACGGTGGTGCAGCAGGTGGTGGTAAAAGCTATGCTATGTTGGCTGATCCGATGAGATATATAAGCCATCCACAGTTTTCTGGACTAATGCTACGTCATACTACTGAAGAACTCAGAGAACTTATTTGGAAATCACAAGAACTATATCCAAAAATCTATCCCGGCATCAAATGGTCTGAGAGAAAGATGCAATGGGAAACTCCGAGTGGTGGAAAACTGTGGATGTCTTACCTTGATCGTG